ACGTCAGCGAGGAAACCTATCAGGAGCGCATTGCACGAGCCGAACCGCGCTTCGGCGACATTCTCTACAGTCGCGAGGGGACCTATTTCGGGCTCGCAGCCGAGGTCCCGAGAGGCGTACGTGTCTGCCTCGGCCAACGGATGGTGCTGATAAGGCCATCCGACAAGATCGATACCCGGTTCTTGAGACTTTGGCTCAACTCGCCGGTGCTTCATCGGCATATCATGGGTTTTCGCGACGGCACCGTGGCCGAACGGCTGAACATGCCCACGATCAGAGGGCTGCCGGTCCCCCATATTTCGCTCCCCGAACAACGCGCGATTGCCGCCACTCTCGGCGCGCTGGATGACAAGATCGAGCTGAACCGGAAGATGAACGCCAAGCTTGAGGCCATGGCGCGGGCGCTGTTCCGCGACTGGTTCGTCGACTTCGGCCCCACCCGCGCCAGGATGGAAGGCCGCCCCCCCTACCTCTCCCCCGACCTCTGGTCCCTCTTCCCCGACCGCCTCGACGCCGAGGGCAAGCCGGAGGGGTGGGAGGCTTCGACCATCGGCGACGAGGTGCGCGTTGTCGGCGGATCGACCCCCAGCACCAAGGAACCGGATTTCTGGGACGGAGGCATCAACTGGGCCACGCCGAAGGACCTGTCCACGCTTGCCGCGCCCGTCCTGCTCGAAACCTCCCGGTCGATCACCGCGGCGGGCCTCGCGAAGATCAGCTCGGGTCTGCTGCCCGTGGGGTCGCTGCTGCTGTCGTCCCGCGCGCCGATTGGCTACCTCGCCATCGCTGAGGTGCCTGTGGCGATCAATCAGGGCTTCATCGGCATGATCTGCGACAAGCGGTTGTCCAACGTCTTTGCTTGGCTCTGGACGCTGGAGAACATGGAAGCGATCCTCGCCAAGGCGAACGGCTCGACCTTCCAGGAGATCAGCAAGGCCAACTTCCGCCCGCTGCCCGTGGTGGTCGCAACGGACCCCGTGCTGCACGCCTTCGATGCCATCACGAAGCCGCTCTACGAGCGCATCGCCAAGAACGAACTCGAATCCCGCACCCTCGCCCAGACCCGCGACCTCCTGCTGCCGCGCCTGATGTCGGGGGAGTTGCGGGTGGCCAAGACCGAGCAACCTGTCGCAATCACAGCCTGACACAAGGAGATCGGCCATGCCGTTCATCGCCAAGACCGCTCCGATCACCTCGCTAGCCGACGAGCATATTCGCATCGAGGAGCGCCCGATGTATGGCGGGCGGGACATTCGGGTCGGGTCGGAGGTTTTCCTTTGGTCATCCGAAACGCAGGGCGGCGTCGGGTTGTGGGGCAAGGGAACCGTCACTGCGATTGACCCTGGCGGCCCAAAACCGGCGATCACCGTCCGCATCGATCAGCGTGTGAATTCCGGCAACTTCGGCCTCAACGAGATCGCGCCGCATCGGGACAGCACGCAGGACACACCAATCGTCGGCCTGGCCCGCAAGCTCTACAAGCATGCCCACAACAAGATTGCCGGACTGACGAACGCCGAAGCAGAATTGCTGCAACAGAATTTCGAGTAGTCGGGCCGGCATCATTCATCCCACCCATTTTCGAGGTCAAACCGCATGAGCATACCCGAGATCGATCTGACGAACCTGAAACGAGCCATCGTCATGCGGCTCGACCGCGAGGCGAAGGAGCATTCCAAAGGCCACCAGAAGAGCTACGCGAACCGCTATTCGATGCGATCCTCCGACGGCGCGCTGGTTGAGCTGATGTTCGAGAAGGGCGACAAGTCCCCCGCCAACCTCTGGGTCAGACAGGACTTCGTGAGGGACCTTCTGGATGGCAGCATTCCGTTCACCCCCTCGCCCGCGTCAAAGCTGTACCAGACCGTCGGCAAGACGGGCGAGAAGAAGTATGGGCGGCACTCGGCGCTTGAGGACATGATGCAACTCGGCAAGGCAGACCTTGTCTGTTTCGCGTTGCGCAGCATGGCGGATCTGGACCGGGTGCTGGCAACGTTGGCACAGGTCACGAGGCCAGTGCGCGCATGACCACATTGACCGAAGCCGAAGTCGAAGCTGTCCTGCTCGATCACCTCGAGCGACTGGGCTATGCCTGCCTCAACGACACGGTTTCGGGCCCCGATGGCAGCGCGCCCGAGCGCGCCGCCTATTCCGACACGATCCTGCCCCGCCGCCTGCGCGCGGCCGTCGCCTGGCTGAACCCCCACATCCCCGAGGACGCCCGCGAGGATGCGATCCGCCGGGTGGTGGCGGCCGAGCGCCCCTCGCTGATCGAGGAGAACCGCCGCCTGCACCGCGCCCTGGTCGAGGGTGTGCCGGTTGAATTCCGCGCAGAGGATGGCACGATCCGCGGCGATGCCGTGCGGCTCATGGACCCCGACGACCGGCTGAACGACTGGCTGGCCATCGCCCAGTTCACCGTGACCGAGAACGGCAACAAGCGCCGCCCCGATGTGGTGGTGTTCCTGAACGGCCTACCGGTGGGCGTGATCGAGGTGAAGAAGCCGGGGGCTGAGGCGGCCTCGCTGACCGCGGCCTTCAACCAGTTGCAGACCTACAAAACGCAGGTACCGTCGCTGTTCCGCACCAGTGCCGTGCTGGTCACGACCGACGGCATCATGGCGCGCGTGGGCTCGCTGACCGCCGATCAGGAACGCTTCATGCCCTGGCGCACGACCGACGGGGTCGATGTGGCCCCCAAGGGCGCGCCCGAGATGTCGGTGCTGATCGAGGGGGTGTTCGAACGCGGGCGGCTTCTGGCCCTGATGCGCGATTTCACGGTGTTCGGCGAAACCCCGGGCGGGATCGCCAAGATCATTGCAGGCTATCACCAATTTCACGCCGTGCGCCGCGCCGTGGACAGCACCGTGATAGCCAGCCGGGGCGGCGGCGACCGCAAGGCCGGGGTGATCTGGCACACCCAGGGCTCGGGCAAGAGCCTGCTCATGGCCTTCTACGCCGGGCAACTGGTGCGCGAACCGGCGATGGAGAACCCGACCATCGTGGTGATCACCGACCGAAACGACCTGGACGACCAGCTGTTCGGCACCTTCGCCATGTGCCGCGACCTGATCCGCCAGACTCCGGTACAGGCCGACAGCCGCGAAGACTTGCAACGGGCGCTGGCACGGGCCTCGGGCGGCGTGGTGTTCACGACGATCCAGAAATTCGCCCCCGAGAAGGGCGAAGCCTATCCGATGCTGACCGACCGGCGGAACGTGGTTGTGATCGCGGACGAGGCGCACCGCAGCCAGTACGGGTTCAAGGCTCGGATCGAGAAGACCGGCGCCATCGCCTATGGCTTTGCCAAGCACCTGCGCGATGCGCTGCCCAATGCGTCCTTCATCGGCTTCACCGGCACCCCCATTGAACAGGACGATGTGAACACCCCCGCCGTGTTCGGCCATTACATCGACATCTACGACATCAGCCGCGCCGTCGAGGACGGGGCGACGGTGCCGATCTACTACGAGAGCCGCCTCGCCCGGATCGAACTGCCCGAAGACGAAAAGCCCCGCGTCGATGCCGAGATCGAGGCGCTGACCGAGGACGAGGCGATCAGCGAGCAGGAACGCCTGAAGCGAAAATGGTCGACGGTCGAGGCCCTGGTCGGCGCCGAGAAGCGGCTGCGGATGGTCGCCGAGGACCTGGTCGCCCATTTCGGGGATCGCGTTGCCGCGATGGATGGCAAGGCGATGGTCGTCTGCATGAGCCGCCGCATCTGCGTGGAGCTTTACAACCAGATCGTTGCCCTTCGCCCGGACTGGCATTCCGACGACGACAATGCCGGCCTGGTCAAGATCGTGATGACCGGCTCGGCCTCGGACCCCGAAGCCTGGCAGCCCCATATCGGCGGCAAGGCCCGGCGTGACCTGCTGGCCAAGCGCGCCAAGGACCCGAAGGATCCGCTCAAGCTCGTGATCGTGCGCGACATGTGGCTGACGGGGTTCGACGCGCCGTCGATGCACACGATGTACATCGACAAGCCGATGCGCGGCCACGGGCTGATGCAGGCCATCGCCCGGGTCAACCGGGTGTTCCGCGACAAGCCCGCCGGGCTGATCGTCGACTACATCGGCATCGCCCAGAACCTGAAATCCGCCCTGGGACAGTACTCCGCGGCGGATCAGCGGCAGGCCGGGATCGACGAGGCCGAGGCGGTGGCGGCGCTGCTGGTAAGGCTGGACGTGGTTCGGGCCATGTTTCACGGCTTCGACTACCGGCTCGGGATCACCGGCACACCGCAGCAGCGCCTGGTCACCCTGGCCGAGGCGCTGAACGTCATCCTCGCGCGGCAGGATGAGGCAGCGCAGCGCGAAACCGACAAGGAGGCGAAGAAGGCCGCCCATCGGCGGTTTCAGGATGCGGTCCTCGCTTTGTCGAAGGCCTTCGCACTCAGCTCGGCCAGCGACGCTGCCCGCGAGGTGCGCGACGAGGTCGGGTTCTTTCAGACCGTCCGAGCCGCAATGGTAAAGGCCGCTGACACGAGCGGCAGATCGGCCGCGGAGCGCGATCTTGCGATCCGGCAGATCGTCAACGACGCCGTCGCCTCGACCGAGATCGTCGACATCCTCTCCGCCGCAGGTCTGTCATCGCCGGACATCTCGATCCTGTCGGACGAGTTCCTGGCGGAGGTCGGGCAGATGGAAAAGAAGAACCTCGCCCTCGAAGCACTGCGCAAGCTCCTCAACGACGAGATCAGGTCGAGTAGCCGATCGAACGTTATCGAGACACGGAAGTTCTCGGAGCGCCTCGAAGAGGCCATCGCCCGCTACCACACCAACGCGATCAGTACGGTCGAGGTGCTGCAGGAACTGATCGCCCTGGCGAAGGACGTTCGCGAGGCGAGGAACCGGGGCGAGGAAATTGGCCTTACACCCGAGGAAGTGGCCTTCTACGACGCGCTCGCTGAAAACGAGAGCGCCGTCGAGGTTCTGGGCAACGATCAGCTCAAGGTGATCGCCCACGAGCTGCTCAAGGGGCTCCAGGCCAACGCCAGTGTCGACTGGGCACATCGGGACAGTGCCCGCGCCCGCCTCCGCGTGTTGGTGAAGCGGATCCTGCGCAAGTACGGCTATCCACCGGATCTCGAGGACGCAGCAGTTCAGGGTGTTCTCGCGCAGGCAGAGGCGATCCTTTCGGAGGTGGCGCGCTGATGGAAGTCGCGAACCCAATGGGCGAACAGCTGACATTCGCTGCGCTGCCTACAACTAAGCTTCGTATAACGCAAAGAGGAAATTGACTATGCAGGTATATAATCTGGCTTGTTGCTGGTAATGGTGCAGGGGTGCGTTGCGTGCGTATAGAACTACGTGATTTCCCTCAAGCAGAGCAATTAAAATGGCATGAGTGACGATTTCGATCTCTCTGATATCGATCCCGGACCTTCAGCATCGCCGCCGACGGCGGCGCAGGTGCAAAGCGGCATTCCAATTCCCGCGGTCCGATTAATCCAGGTATTCTCTCCCGATGAGTGGGAAGAGTTCACGGAAGAGTGGCTCTCCCTTCAGAAAGCCGTTGGATCATATCATTCCGTGCGTCGCTTTTCGGGGCCGGGCGACCGAGGTTTGGATGTCGTTGCGTTCACAACTGCCGACGGCTTCAAGGCGCCTTGGGATAGTTATCAGTGCAAGCACTACGGCCAGCCGCTGAGTCCGGAAGATGTCAGGATTGAAGTCGCCAAGCTCGTCTATCACTCCTTCAAGAAATCCCCACCATACAATCAAGCGTGCCCCTTGCCGCAGCGACACATCTTTGTCTCTCCGCGTGGATGCGGCATTACCGTTTCCCGATGGTTCAAAGACGCCGCGCGCTTCAAGAAGGAAGTTCGCGAGCATTGGCTTAAGAACGGCCTTCCGAACATCGGCAAGGGGATAGACCAGGATTTCGCCGGTGCGTTTCTCAAGTATTTCGACTCTTTTGATTTTTCGATCTTCGGTGACAAGTCAGCCGTCGAGTTGATCGAAGAGCATGAGCAGACGATCTTTCACGCGGCCCGTTTTGGTGGTGGCCTTCCTGCGCGCGGCCCTGTTCCCGCACCGCCCGCCATGCCGGATGCCGCGGAAAGCGTATACCTGAAGAAGCTTTTCGCCGTGTACGGCGAAAACACCGGAAAGACAGTAGACGAGCGCGCCCATCTGGAAGGTCACAGCGATCTACTGCACCACTTTGATCGCCAGCGTGTGCTTTTCTACAATGCCGAGGCTCTGCGCAACTTCGCCCGAGACCGGACGCCTCTTGGCACATTTGATTCCTTGAAGGAGGATGTCTTCAATGGTGTCATCGATGCCTGTGAGAGCACGCATCCGAGCGGACTGGATCGCCTTCGAACCACCCTCACAACGGCGGGCGCGGTTGATATCAGCGGCAACGCACTCGTGACGGTCACCCGCGTTGCGGATAAGCAAGGGGTCTGCCATCAGCTCGCCAACGATGAACGTCTCACCTGGGTGAAAGACGATGACTGATCTCCGCGTGCATGCCTTCAACAGCCCGTTCGAAACGGGCATCCGCGCGTTGATTCTGCTTGTCTCGTCGTTCCCGCGCGAGCATGACCTGAGCCGCCTCGTTCAGTACGACTACCTGGCGGTTCACTCGGAAGATGCGGGCGGTCCGCCTAGCCTCCATCCGCCGCTGCCGCTACGCTCCAATGAACTTCTTGTGCGCCGGGGGCTCGTCGAGCGAGGCTTGCTGCTGATGGCGAGCGCTGGTCTGGTTCGCCGCATTCCTCGGGAGACGGGCATTGTCTTCACGGCAAACGACGAGGCCGGATCGTTCGTATCCAACCTGCATTCTGATTATCTGGAAGGTATAAAGAAACGAGCCAGCTGGGTTGTTGAGTCGTTCGATAGCTTGTCCGACTCGGAGCTGGATCGCGTCATAAATAGACTCTTTGAGGCCTGGACGACCGAATTTCAGCCGGTAGAAACAGCTATTCAAGAAGAGCTACAGATATGAGCGGGCTCTTCCTTCGACATCTTGCCTATCTTGGGCCACGGAAAAAGCCCGCGAGCATAACCTTTGAACGCGGCTTGAATGTGGTCTGTGGTGCTTCCGACACCGGCAAATCGCTCATCGTCGAGAGTCTTGACTTCATGCTGGGCGGTACGCAGCCGCCGCGTGAGGTGCCCGAGCGCGCCGGATATGATCGTGTGCGCCTACTCATCGAGTCAAAAGGTTGGCCTTTGCTGGGCCTTGAGCGCAGTATCGAAGGTGGAAATTTTGCATCTTATCAGGAAGAGCTGCTTGATGGTCTGCCGAGCACTAATCCACGAACACTGCGCGAGAAACATAGTGCGGCACGTCAAGACACGCTCTCTCACGAACTGCTTGAGCGGATAGGCCTCACCGAAAAATACCTTCGAAGGAACAAGGCCGGGGCAACGAGAACGGCAAGTATTCGCGACATCGCTCGTCTTTGCGTCGTCACTGAAGAAGAAATTCAGCGGCGGAGCTCGCCGTTTCAGACCGGTCAATACACCCAGGCCACATCGGAGTATGCCGCCTTCAAACTTCTTCTCAGCGGCACCGATGACAGTGCTCTCGTCGGAACGGTTGAAGCCGGGCGCGTGCGCGAGTCCGTTTCCGGCAAGGTCGAATTACTGACCCAAATGATTGAAGAGCTGCAAATCGAAATCGATGAAGAAGGGCATGATCAAGAAGAACTTCTCGACCAGCTATCAAAACTAGAGGGCAGTATCGAAGAGTGCAACGATGAACTCAGCGCCGCGCAAGGAACCTTGAATGCACTGATTGAGGACAGGGCAGCAGCGGCATCGGAGATCAACAAACGTCGCGCGCGCTTAGTTGAAATCGCGGAGCTAACCAAGCGCTTCGCGCTTCTTGATGACCATTATTCGACTGACCTCAAACGTCTGGAATCTATCCGTGAGGCTGGATCACTTTTCGTTCACAGTGATCGGAAAATTTGTCCGCTCTGCGGCTCAAATCCCGAAGATCAGCATCGGGATTCGGATTGCGACGGCAACGTTGAGGCCGTTCTGCTGGCCGCGATTGCCGAGATGCACAAGATCAGGAAGCTGCAATTCGAGCTTCGGGATACGGTCGCAACGCTGGAAGGTGAGCGTGACCGGATAAACGGCGAGCTACCGAAGTATTCCGAACGTTACGCCACACTCGATGGTGAGCTCTCAGACATCGCGAGACCCGAACTATCCACAAAACGCAGCTCATATAATGAGCTCATTTCCAAGCGTGCCGAGGTGAATTCCGTTCTTGAGAAGTTCAAGCGCCTCAAGCGCCTGATCGATCAGCGCGATGATCTTGAGTCCGGGGACGGTGGCGACGGCAAGCCAACCGAGACCAAGACGATCATATCAAAATCAACCCTTGATGAGTTTTCACAGACGGTCGAGCGCATTTTGGCTGCATGGCACTACCCAAACGCGCAGCGTGTCTTCTTTGATGAGACTACCCGAGACTTCCAGATAGCTGGCAAAGCGCGCGGTAGCAGCGGCAAAGGATTGAGAGCAATTTCGCACGCTGCGGTCACTATTGGGCTGCTTGAGTTTTGCCTTGAGCGCGGACTCCCGCATCCCGGTTTCGTCATTCTCGACTCTCCGCTTCTTGCATACTGGAAGCCGGAAGGTGACGACGACGATCTGCGCGGGACAGACATCAAAGAACGCTTTTATGAGTATCTGATCGGTTTCAAAGACAATGCCCAGATCATCATCGTAGAAAACGAGCATCCGCAGCCCTTGGTGGCTGAAGCTGCCAATGTTTCGGTCTTCACGAAAAACCCGAACCAGGGCCGGTACGGCTTCTTTCCAGTTCCTGTCTGACCGGTCAGCAATACACGGGGGAAATCCGAGCGACCGTTTAGTGTTCAACGTCTGCTTTGTGAAGGCTGCGCTGCAGTAAGAATGAGGGAGCCCAAGTTCTCTTTTGGGCCGGATGTGTCACACCCCCTCCCATGGTTCCCCCTGGGCACGATCCGTATACGGGGGGGCTGAGCGCGGCAGTTTTCCAGCGTCTGGCCATTTCGCCGGGGAATCCACCCGGAAGCCACCTTCGCCCACGCGCCTGAAATTCTGACTCAGGTTCAAAGACTTACGCGCCGGAGCCGCTGCCGCGGTGGATTCCAGACCGGAAGCCAGGGAAACCACCTCCGGGGAAGCCAGGCGACGGGAAGCCACCCTCCGGATGCGACCCACCGGAAGCTGTTGAATCCACGGCGCTTTTCCGGTTGACAGACCTGCCCCCCTTGACCTACCCCTTGATCATCGAAGAATTGCGTCCGGAGGAACCCCCCTCGCGGGCGCTTTCATTTCCCCTCCCCCACATCCTGAGCCCCATCCCATGGACCTCGTCTTCGCGCCGAGCCAGGTAGAGTCCTGGCCGATTGCCCGACTGCGCCCCTATGCCCGCAATGCCAAGATGCATGGCGCCGACCAGGTGGCGAAGATCGCCGCGAGCATGGCCAAGTTCGGCTGGACCGTCCCCTGCATGGTGGCCGACGACGGCGAACTGATCGCGGGCCATGGCCGGGTGCTGGCGGCCACGATGCTCGGGCTGACGGAGGCGCCGGTGATCCGGCTGAGCCACCTCGACGAGGCGGAACGCCGGGCCTACCGGATTGCCGACAACAAGCTGACGGAACTGGGCGAGTGGGACGAGGCCCTGCTGCGCGACGAGATCGCGGAGCTTTTGGCTGAGGATTTCGACCTGACCCTGCTCGGCATCAGCGACGATGACCTCGATGCGCTGCTGCGGGATCCCGAGGCGCTGGGCGGGGAAGGTCCGATCGAGGGCGAGGACGATGTGCCCGAGTTGCCGGTCACGCCGGTGTCGGTGCCTGGCGACCTCTGGCAGCTGGGCGGGCATCGGCTGATCTGTGGCGACAGCACCGCGGCCGATGTGGTTGGGCGGCTGCTCGGCGATGTGCGTCCCCTGCTGATGGTGACCGATCCGCCCTATGGCGTCGAATACGATCCCTCCTGGCGCAACCAGGCGGGCGCGGCCAAGACGAAACGCACCGGCAAGGTGCTGAACGACGACCGGGCAGACTGGCGCGAGGCATGGACGCTGTTCCCCGGCGACGTCGCCTATGTCTGGCACGGCGCGCTGCATGCTGCGACCGTGGCCGACAGCCTGACCGCAGCGGGTTTCGCCATCCGGTCGCAGATCATCTGGGCCAAGGACCGGCTGGTCCTCAGCCGAGGCGATTACCACTGGCAGCATGAACCCTGCTGGTATGCGGTGCGCGCCAAGGGCAAGGGCCACTGGGCCGGGGACCGCAAACAGACGACGCTCTGGCAGATCGCCAACCGGGATCAGGATGCCGACACGGTGCATGGCACGCAGAAGCCGGTGGAATGCATGCGGCGGCCGATCCTGAACAACTCCAGCCCTGGTCAGGCGGTCTATGAACCGTTCATGGGATCCGGCACGACCCTGATCGCGGCCGAGACAACAGGCCGTGTCTGCCTCGGCATTGAGTTGAACCCGGCCTATGTCGACGTGGCCATCGAGCGCTGGCAAGTCTTCACGGGTCAGGAGGCCGTGCTGGCAGAAACCGGCGAGACGTTTACGGCCCTGAAAGCCCAGCGGCACGCAGCATGACGATGCATCTGCGCCCGAGCCAGATCGCCTTCTGGCCGCTGGATCGGCTGAAACCCTACGCCCGGAACGCCAAGACCCACGACGACGACCAGGTGGCGAAGATCGCTGCGAGCATGACCGAGTTCGGCTGGACTGTCCCCTGCCTCGTTGCCGCCGACGGCGAGCTGATCGCAGGCCATGGCCGCGTGCTGGCCGCCGCGCAGCTCGGGCTGGCCGAGGCACCGGTCATCGTGCTGGACCATCTGACCGAGGCGCAGCGTCGCGCTTACCGGATCGCCGACAACCGGCTGACCGAACTGGGGGGATGGGATGACGCCCTGCTCGTCGAGGAGCTGCGGGGTCTGCTGGCCGAGGATTTCGACCTCGGGCTGATCGGGATCCCCGAGGACGAGTTGGACGCGTTGCTGCACGACGCCGACGACGACCGCGCGCCGATCGACGATGACACCGCCGATACGATCCCCGATGCCCCGGCCGAACCTATCACCCGGCCGGGCGACATCTGGGCGCTGGGCGAACATCGCCTGATCTGCGGCGATGCCACCGATCCGGGTGTAGTGGCACGGCTGATGGATGGCGCGCAGGCCTCGCTGATGTTCACCTCCCCGCCCTATGCCCAGCAGCGCGACTATGGCGCCGCGAAGGAGAAGGTCGGTGACTGGGATGCGCTGATGCAGGGCGTCTTCACCTCGGCGCCCGTCACCGCCGATGCCCAGCTGCTAGTCAACCTCGGCCTCGTCCACCGCGATGGCGAATGGATCCCGTATTGGGACGACTGGACCCTTTGGATGCGCGCGCAGGGCTGGCGGCGGTTCGGCTGGTATGTCTGGGACCAGGGGCCCGGCCTTCCCGGTGACTGGAACGGGCGGCTGGCGCCGTCGCACGAGTTCATCTTCCACTTCAACCGGCAGCCCCGGAAGCCGAACAAGACGGTCGCGAGCAAGCACGCGGGCGAAACCCTTGGCGGCGGTGGTCTGCGCGGGGCCGACGGCACGGTCCATCGCAAGACTGGCTTTGGTAACGCGATTCAGAGCCACCGCATTCCGGACAGCGTCTTCCGCATCATGCGCCACAAAGGAGGCTTGGGCGCCGCCGGATCGCACCCGGCCGTGTTCCCGGTGGCGCTGGTCGAGGTGGTGCTCGAGGCCTTCACCGATCCCGGCGACCTGGTGTTCGAGCCCTTCTGCGGCTCCGGCACCCAGCTGATCGCCGCCGAACGCACCGGGAGGCGCTGCTGTGCCGTGGAACTGGACCCGATCTATTGCGACGTCGCCGTGCGACGGTGGGAGATGGCGACGGGGCGAGCGGCCCACCGAATCAGCGAACAGGAGGAGGCCAGAAAACCGGCGCACCGGCCGAGGAAGCGGTCATGACGCAGTCGCGCCGCATGTCGCTGATTGAGGCCATCGCCAATGTCGCCGTGGGCTACGCGCTGGCAATCGCCACGCAGATCGTGGTGTTCCCATGGTTCGGCCTGAACCCGAGCCTCGGTGAGAACCTGGCGCTGGGCGGGATCTTCACCGCGATCTCCCTGATCCGGGGCTACGCCCTGCGCAGGCTGTTTGAGGCAATCAGCGCGCGGTAAACTGCAACAGTTCTGCACCACAAGGCAGATGCTTGTATGGGCACCGCCGTGCGAGGTTGAGATCAGTTTCTGCATTGCCTATCTGAGATGCCGGGTGGCGACAGTGCGCGTCTCCCGGACAATGGAGACTGGATGTCAGAGCTTGCGTGATAGGGCTCTCTGAGTTTCAGAGAGCCGCGTGAAACCGAAGTTGCCTGGCGCATTTGCGCTCGGGCATTTTTTCACGTCTGTCACACGAGACTTCCATGAACATCTCGAGAAACGAACAACGTGCGCTGCACGTTCTGGCGCTTGGTGGCCGTATCCTGCACGAGCGGGCGGACGGTCCCAAGATTACCTCCGTCACCTGCGTCACGCGCGAAGGGATGATCCTGTCCGACCTCGACATGACCATCTTCAACAAGCTGAGGCGCAAGCGGCTGATCGAATCCCGGTCCGGCGGCCCCTATCACATCTCGAAACGCGGTCGCCTGTCGGTGCGGGCGCAACTCGACAATCAGGGAGCATGACATGTTGATCCGCAACGAAATCGACAGTGATGCCTCCGCGATCAGCAGGGTTGTGACCGAGGCCATGAAGGTGCTTCCGCAATCCACCGGAGCGGAGGCCGCCATTGTCGACAGGCTGAGGGCGGACAATGCTCTCAGCCTGTCGCTCGTGGCCGAGGACGGGGGCGAGATGGTTGGCTATCTGGCCGCCTCGGATGCCTTGATCGGGGCGGAGTCCGGCTGGGGCCTGATCGGTCCCGTCGCCGTCCTGCCTGCGCGGCACGGGCAGGGGATCGGAAGCGCCCTCATGGCCGAGGCGATCCGTCGGCTGCGCGCAGGCTGCAAGGGGGCGGCCCTTGTCGGCGATCCCGGCTACTATGGCCGGTTCGGGTTCAGGGCCTTTCCAAGCCTGCGGCTGGGTGACGTCCCGCCCCGTTTCGTGCAGGCCCTTCCGTTCCATGGGAGCGAACCTGACGGCGAGCTGATCCATCATCCCGCGTTCGGCCTGGAGCAAAAGGGCTGACGCAAGCCCGGGCCGCACATCGACGGTGCGGCCCGGGCAATCCCGCTTGCGGACTGCTGGCCGCCTCGGGAGCCTTTCGACGACTCACCCGATCCGATGAACCGTTCCGCGACCTTCCTCCGTCGCAGATGTGATCCGGAGACCCAGCTTCTTCTTCAGCGCCCCCGAAATCATGCCCCTCGCGGTGTGCGCTTGCCACGACGTCGCCTCGACGATCTCGGCGATGGATGCGCCCTCGGGTCGCTGCAGCAGCGCGATGATCTGCGCCTGCTTGGTGCCAGCGCGAATGGTAACGGGCCTTTTCGTATCGGTTTCCCCGGTCGTCGGCGCAAGGTTCGCGTCCGCATGCGGCTTCGCTTTCCGCACGCTGGCGACGGCGCTGGCCGCGACCGGCTCGATCCCGATGGCCTCCAGCCCGGCCTCTGTGGCGATCAGCGTGGTGCCGTGGCCATCGCCGGTCTCGCGCCAGAGCGGCTCGCCACGCCGGAGGTCGGCATCGACCTCTTCCAGCCAACCGCGCGTGATCATCGCGGTCACGGCCTTCTGCGCGGCGGCGCCGTGCAGGCCTTCGGGCAGCGGCATGGCCAGATTGCCGGGGCGGGTCGCCGCGCGGCTGAGGATGAGACTCTGGGTGTCGGTGAGCTTGGGCATGGGTCTTCTCCATGGTCAGGGCCGCGATCATCGCCGGCCTTCCACGACCCCAGGCCGCGCAGGCGCGCGGCAGGAGTTCCGGCGGCGCCGGAGATCAGCGGGCGTGTTCGCCCTCGCCGAAGGCGCTGTCGGTGATGCGCTTCAGGAGGCTCGCGTAGTGCTCCAGCGTGCCGACCATGGCCCAGCCGACTTCATCGGGGTGACAGTCGAAGTGCTCGTCGCTGAGCGCCTGCAAGCGGGCGAGCATCTCGTCGATCTCGGCCTTCTTGCCGATGAAGGCGGCCAATGCGGCTTCGCGATTGCGGCGCGCCTTCTCGGCGCGGAGTTCATGGCGCGGGGTGGTGATCGGGCTGAGGCGGGTCATCGGGGTGGCTCCGTGGTGAGTTGCATCGTTTCCGTGAAACGACCATCGCTCCGGTGCGGCGATTATCGTAGCGAATTCAGAGCAATAGAGTTGCTATCTGATCGCCACGCAGCGCGCCTGCGCGACGGGATCATGGCCGCAGCGCTTCAGGCTGCGCAGCCTCGGGATCCAGTTCGACCCACGCCCTATCCTGCCAGACATAGAGATGGCAGAGTTCACGGGTAGGGCGCGACAGGATCGGGGGCTCGCGAGGCGGGTCGAAGCAGTCGAGTTCGTCGGCCCGGACCTGCCGGATTTCCTTGGCCGCAAGGATGTCCTCAGGCGTCCACGGGGCGAGCGCGGGCAGCATGTGCGAGGGGTATCCGTCGTAGTGGCAGTACACATGGGCCCATTCTTCGGGGCCGATCCGGATGGCGATCTGCGCGCGGGTGCTCATGTCCGCGCCCTCAGATCAGCTGCAGGCTGGCCAGCATGGTGCTGGCGGCGGCGAGCTGGGTGGTCGGCAGCTCGATCTTGATGTGCGAGATGACGTCCGAAGCGTCGGCCGCGATCCCCTCGTCGCGCAGCGCGGCCTCGATCATGCGGGCGGCAGCGTCGGGGCCCTTGAGGTTCAGCGGGTCCGGCAGCGCGGCGTGATCGATGCGGATGGTGGTGATGGCGGTCATGGGCCTGTCCTTTCAGGGTTGGGTGTCAGCGGGTCCTGCGCGGCGTCCGGCCTCGAAGGCTTCCTCGAGCGCGGCGCGGATGGCCCAGACGGCAACATCGTGGAAATCCAGCCGGTCCCAGTTGCGGGTTTCGAGCGTCTCGAGGTGGAACTGGCGCTGGGCAATTTCGAGAAGCAGGGCGTCGCGGGCGGCGTTGGGGTCTTCGGGTTTGCGCTTGGGCACGGCTTTGATCCTTGTCCGGGGGGAGTGCGATGCACCCGCTTGCGTAGGATCAGAGTCGCTCTATCCGGGAGTGCAATCAACTGGATAAGCAGATTATTTCCATTTAATTCCAATATCTTGAAGATCATCGCAGCGCCATGGAAGGTATGTCCGAGCGTGCCTATGCCGCTCATTCCGGCCTCTCCCGCGGCGCGGTGCAGAAGGCGCGCAAGAACGGTCGGCTGGTGCTCTTTGCCGACGGGTCGATCAACGCGGCCGCCTCGGATGCAAGGCGCGGCGCGATGACCGATCCGGACCAGCAGATGCGCTCGCGCGGCGGTGGCGAAGGGATGATCAGCGGGCCGGGAGAGACATCGTCCTACATCAAGGCCCGCACTGCGCTGACTGTTTACATGGCGCAGGACAAGCAGATCGCCATCCAGAAGAAGAAGGGCGTGCTGGTCGACCGTGCGCGCGCCGAGACGCTGGTGTTCCGCCTTGCGCGCCAGGAGCGCGATACATGGGTCACCTGGCCCACCCGCGTGGCCGCGCTGATGGCCGCACAATTGTCCGCAGAGATGGAGAAGGCCTCGGGGGCGCCCGTGACGATCGAGACTGCGATCCTGCAGAGGGTGCTGGAAACCCATGTCCGAGAGCAGCTCGACGCCCTCGCAGACCTCCGGGTCTCGCTTGCATGAAGGAGCCAATGATCACGACCTGACCGACAGCGACCTGACCGAGGGGCTCGACCTCGGGTTCGATGGCGCCGATGACGTCCTGCGGGCGTGGCGGCGGGGCATGCGCCCCGATGCCGATCTGACAGTGTCGGAATGGGCCGATGCGCATCGCTGGCTGTCTTCGCGGGCCTCGGCCGAGCCCGGGCGGTACCGTACCGCGCGTACGCCCTATCTGCGCGGCATTATGGATGCGCTCTCGCCGAGCCACCCGGCGCAGCGGATCAGCTTCATGAAGGCGGCGCAGGTCGGCGCCACGGAAGCGGGCAACAACTGGATCGGCTTCGTGATCCATCACGCGCCGGGGCCGATGCTGGCGGTGCTGCCGACCGTCGAGATGGCCAAGCGCACCTCGCGCGGCCGGATCGACCCGCTGATCGAGGACAGCCCGGCGCTGAAGGAACGGGTCAGCCCCGCCCGCTCGCGCGACGCCGGCAACTCGATGCTGTCCAAGGAATTCCCGGGCGGCATCCTCGTGCTGACCGGCGCGAACAGCGCGACGGGCCTGCGCTCGATGCCCGCGCGCTATGTGTTCCTCGACGAGGTCGATGCCTATCCGGCCTCGGCCGACGAGGAAGGCGATCCGGTCACGCTGGCCGAGGCGCGCACCACCACCTTCGCGCATCGGCGCAAGGTGTTCATGGTCTCGACGCCCACGATCCGGGGGCTGAGCCGGATCGAGCGGGAGTTCGAAGCCTCCGACCAGCGTCGGTTCTTCGTGCCCTGCCCGCATTGCGGCCATAAGCAATGGCTGCAATTCGAGCGCCTGCGCTGGGCGAAGGGTAGGCCCGAGACGGCCACCTACCATTGTGAGGGCTGCGAGCGTCCTATCGCTGAGCACCACAAGACCGAGATGCTGGCGCGGGGCGAATGGCGGGCGACGGCGACCAGTGCGGATCCGAATGCAATCGGGTTCCATCTGTCCGCGCTCTCTTCACCGATTGGCTGGAAAAGCTGGGAGCAGATCGCCCGCGAATGGCTGGCTGCCCAAGGCTCGGACGAGATGCTGCGCGCGGCGCGCAACACGCTGCTGGGCGAGACCTGGATCGAGAGCGGCGAGGCCCCGGAATGGCAGCGGCTGGCGGATCGGCGCATCCCCTTCCCGGCGCAGATCCCGGCAGGCGGTCTGTTCCTGACCGCCGGGGCCGATGTGCAGAAGGACCGGGTCGAGGTCGATGTCTGGGCCTGGGGCCGGGGACTGGAGAGTTGGCTGGTGGATCACATCGTCATTCCGGGCGGGCCGGATGATCCGGCCTGCTGGGACAGGCTGACTGCACTGCTGGGCCAGACATGGGCGCACGAGAACGGCGCGTTCATGACGCTGGCCAAGCTCGCCATCGACACCGGCTACGAGTCCGCCGCCGTCTACGCCTGGTCCCGCAAGCAGGGGATTGCACAGGTTGCGCCTGTGAAGGGTCTCGAGGGGTTCAACCGTGCCACGCCCGTGTCGGGGCCGACCTTCGTCGATGCGACCGTGAATGGCCGCAAACTCAAGCGCGGCGCGCGGCTCTGGACGGTGGCCACAGCCACCTTCAAGGCCGAGACCTATCGCTATCTGCGGATCGAGCGGCCCAGTGACGATGATCGGGCGCTGGGCGCGCCGACACCGGCTGGCACCATCCACTTGCCCGACTGGGTGGACAGCGAATGGCTCAAGCAGCTGGTGGCCGAGCAACTGGTCACGATCCGCGACCGACGCGGCTACGCCCGCCAGGAATGGCAGAAGCTGCGCGAGCGCAACGAGGCGCTCGATGCCCGGGTCTATGCGCGCGCCGCCGCGTGGATCCTCGGCGCCGACCGCTTCGACGAGCGCATGTGGCGGCAGCTCGAGAAGCAGGCCGGCATCGACAGCGCGGCTGTCGCGGCTGCCCCGGCAGAGCAAACGAAACCCGATGCGCCAGAAGCCGGGCGCATCACCGCCCCGCGGCGGCGCGGCTGGAAGATCAGCACGCCCCGATACATGGAATGACCGGAACCCCGATGACCCTAGATGATCTCAAGGCCCGCCACAGCGCGCTGCTGGCCGCGCGCTACAGCGGTACGCGCTCGGTCAGCTACGACGGCAAGAGCATCAACTATGGCTCGGACGCCGAGCTGGCCGCCGCCATTGCCGATATCGAGCGGCGCATCGCGGCGCTGGAACGGACCAGCCGGCGCGTCTTGCGCCCCTTCGCCGTGAAGGATCTGTGATGAACTGGCGTCAGCGCCTCGGGGCCTTCATCGGCGGGTTCGATGCCGGCCAGCACCACCGGCGCCTACGCGGCTTCCGCGCGACCCGCGCCCATGTCAACGCGCTGATCGCGGCCGCCGGGCCCGACATCACCGCCCGCGCCCGCTGGCTGGTACGCAACAACGGCTATGCCGTGAATGCAGTCGAGAGCTGGGCCGCCAACACTGTGGGCGACGGGATCAAGCCGATCTCCAAGATCGGGGATGCCGCGCGCAAGGAGGAACTGCAACGCCTCTGGCTCGCCTGGACCGACGAGGCCGATGCCGAAGGGCTGACCGACTTGTACGGGCTGCAGCGCCGCGCCGCGCGTGAGGTGTTCATGGCGGGCGAGGTGTTCTTCCGGATCCGGATGCGCCGCGCAGGCGACGGGCTGACGGTGCCGCTGCAGCTGCAGATGCTGCCCGCCGAGATGCTGCCTCTGGAGCAGACCGGGACAGCGGCCAATGGCAACGCGATCCGCCAGGGGATCGAATTCGACCGGATCGGGCGGCGCGTGGCCTATCACTTCCTGCGCCGCCATCCGGGCGACAGCACCGATCCGGGGCTGGCGGGCGAAGTGGTGCGCGTGCCGGCCGCCGAGGTCATCCATGTGATCGACCCGGTCGAGGGCGGCCAGCTGCGCGGGGTGTCGAAACTGGCCCCGGCGATCGTGAAGCTGTTCCTGCTCGATCAGTACGATGATGCCGAGCTCGACCGGAAGAAGGTCGCGGCCATGTACGCGATGTTCGTGACCTCGCCTGCGCCCGAGAACCCGCTCGCCCAGGCGGAGGACGAGGACGTCCCTGCAAGTGTCGAGCTGAGCCCCGGCCAGATCGTCCGCCTGAACCCGGGCGAGGATGTCACCGTAGGCCAGCCCGCCGACAGCGGCGCCACCTACGAGCCGTTCCAGTACCGGACGCTGCTGCAGATTTCGGCCGCGCTGGGCATCCCCTATCCCTATCTCGCCAATGACATGGTGAAGGGGAACTTCTCGAACTCGCGCCTCGCCCTGATCGAATTCCGCCGCCGCGTCTCGGCCTGGCAGCATTCGGTGATGGTCTGGCAGCTCTGCCGGCCGGTCTATGCCCGCTGGATGGACGCGGCCGTGCTGTCGGGCGCGCTGGCGCTCCCCGGCTACGAGGCCAACCGCGCGCGGCTGCTCACTGCCGACTGGCTGCCCACCAAATGGGACTGGGTCGATCCGCTGAAGGACGCCAATGCCGAGATCGCCCAGATCGAGGCGGGGCTGAAGTCCCGCACGCAGGCCATCGCCGAGCGCGGTTATGACGCCGAACAGGTCGATCGCGAGATCGCCGCCGAGCGGGCGCGCGAACGGGCGCTGGGTCTCGATTTCCGTCGCCCCGGCTCGCCCGCACAGGGCGTGCAGGCCGTACCGGTCGAGGCAGAACAAGCGGACCGTGATGACGAAACCGACGACGCGGAGGATCGCCCGCGCCCAGACGAGGACCAGACCTGATGCTCCACGCCCGCATTGCCGCGCGCGCCTTCAACACGCCGCTGCTCGTCGAACCCTCCAAGGCCATGGCGTTCCTGTCCGGCCTTGGACCTCGCATCCTGGGGCGGCGGGTCGAACTGGCGGACGGCGTCAAGGCGCCGGATAGAGCGGCAATCCTGCCCGCTCGCGCCAGCTTGCTGGCTGGCGGTCTGGCAGACGACTACCGCCAGCATGGCGATGCACCCTATCCGGTCGTGGACGGCATTGCCGTGATCGAGATCGCGGGCGTGCTGATCCATCGCGGCGGGTGGATCGGGCAATCCTCGGGCCAGACCAGCTATGAGGGGATCGCCGCCCAGATCGAAGCGGCGGCCAGCGATCCGGCCGTCCGCGGCCTGGCATTGGAAATCGACAGTTTCGGGGGTGAAGTCGCGGGGGTTTTTGACCTCGCGGATCGCATTCGTGCCATCCGGGGAGCCAAGCCGGTCTGGGCCTTTGTCGCCGAACACGCCTTCTCGGCGGGCTATGCGCTCGCAAGTCAGGCCGACCGCATCCTGCTGCCGCGCACCGGCGCGCTGGGCAGCATCGGGGTTGTGGTGCTCCATGCCGATCTCAGCGGCCAGCTCGATCAGGACGGGGTGCGCGTCACGCTGATCCACTCGGGCCAGCACAAGGTCGACGGCAATCCGTATCAGCCCCTACCCGAGGGCGTGCGCGATGACATCCAGCGCGAGATCGACGTGCTGCGGTTCCTGTTCGCGGAAACCGTGGCCGCCGGGCGTTCTGGAAAGATCAGTCATGAGGCCGCGCTGGCGACCGAAGCCGCGACCTATCGCGGGGCGGATGCTCTCGCCGCTGGCCTTGCGGACGAGGTCACCGATCTGACGCGCGGCTTCGCGGCGTTCCGGCAGATGCTGTCCCGCACCCCAACACTCTCTCCCATGCGCACCACGCGCGCATCCCTTCCCCACCCCAGACAGGAGGCAATCATGGCCACCCAGAACGACCCCGACGACAGCCCGCAGGACACGGGGATCGGAGTGACGGACATCGAGGACGGTGAAACCGATGCTCCCGATGATCCGCCTGCCGTTGCCGAGCAGACCCCCGCTGAAACTCAACCGCCCGCTGCTGCGGTCGCTGCCCCCGCCCCGACCGCCCCGCAGGCTGGCAATCTGGCCGAGCTCTCGGCGCAGCTTCGCGAGGCGGCAGCGGAGATCGCAGAGATCGCGGCGCAGGCGGGCCGCCTCGGCATCGCCATCGACGCGGCGAAGGCGCTGCGCGAGGGCACCACCCCCGAGTCCTTGCGCCGCCTGGTGCTCGAGCGCGCCAGCGCCGCCGCGGATGCGCGCGACATCGTCGCGGCCCCTCGCTCACCGGTCCTGCCGCTTGCGAAGGAAAGCCCCATCGTCGCCGCCGCGAAGCGCGCCGCGGCATCCGGCCACCGGGCCTGACGACCGACACCCCCCACCACCGCCCCCCTGAAACCGCCCGTCCCTCACCCCCGCCGCATCCCCGCGGCGGGGGGCTCAATCCCTGAATCCCTGAGAAAGGCACCCCGCCATGACCGTCCTTCACCAGCCCGCCACGACGGGTGATGTCCTCAAGTACGAGGTGAACCCGAACTTCAACCGCGAGACCGTCACCCTGCTCGAAGGGACCAACTATCCTGTCGGCGCCGTGCTGGGCCGGATCACCGCCAGCGGCAAATACAAGCTCGCCACCTCGGGCGGCTCGGATGGCGCACAGACCGCAGCTGCCGTGCTGCTCTACGCGGTCGATGCCAGCGCCACCGACGCCATCGGCGTGGTGGTCGCGCGGGGCCCCGCCATCGTCTCGAAGGCGGCGCTGGTCTTCGACGCCACCGTCGATGACGCGCCCAAGACCGCCACCAAGCACGGCCAGCTGGCCGCGCTCGGCATCGTGCCCCGCGACACCGCCTGATCGGGCGGATCGGCCGTTCTCCCCATCGCGCTCTCGCGCGCCCCCCTCTTTCCCCGGAGTTCCCCATGACCATCACCCGCAACCCGTTCGACGCGGGCGGCTATTCGCTCGCCGAGATGACGCAGGCCATCAACATCCTGCCCAACCTCTACACCCGCCTCGGCCAGATCGGCCTCTTCCGCTTTGAAGGCGTCACCCAGCGCTCCATTGTGATCGAACAGCGCGAAGGGGTGCTGAGCCTCCTGCCTTCGGTCCCGCTGGGCGCCCCCGCCACCGTCGGCAACCGCGAGGCGCGATCCATGCGCAGCTTCGCCCTGCCGTGGATCCCGCATGACGACGTGATCCTGCCCGCCGACATTCAGGGCATGCCCGCGCTGGGCGTCTCGGATGCGGCCGATCCGCTGGTCGAGGTGATGAACCGCAAGCTCACGCTCATGCGCCGCAAGCATGCGCAGACCCGCGAATACATGGAGATGAACGCGCTGCGCGGCATCGTGAAGGATGGTGCGGGCACGACCCTCTACAACTACTTCACCGAATTCGGGCTCGACCAGATCTCGGTCGACTTCGTCTTCGGCACCGCGGGCACCAACATCCAGGGCAAGGTCCGCACCACGCTGCGCGCGATCGAGGACAACCTGCTTGGCGAGACCATGACCACCGCCCATGCGCTGGTCAGCTCGGAATTCTTCGACAAGCTGATCAGCCACCCGAAGACCGAGGACGCCTACAAGTTCTTCTCGGCCACCGGCGGCCAGCCGCTGCGCGAGGACATGCGCCGCGCCTTCCCCTTCGCCGGGATCCTCTTCGAGGAATACAACGGCTCGGTCACGCTCTCGAACGGCACGTCGGAGCGGCTGATCCCGACCGGCGAGGGCATCGCCTTCCCGATGGGCACGTTCGACACCTTCACCACCTATGGCGGGCCCGCGAACCTGCTGGAAACCGCCAACACGGTCGGTCTGCCGCTTTATGCGCGCCAGATGATGGATGCGAAGGGCCGCTGGATCGACCTGATGACCGAGGCCTCGATCCTGCCGGTGAACAAGCGGCCACGTCTGGCCATCCGCCTGCACAGCTCGAACTGACGGACGCGCGCATGTCGGTCTTTGCTGCCGCCATCGACAACCTCTTCGCCGATCCCAACATCGCCCGCGATGCCACCTGGATCGCGGACGGTGGCGCACCGAAACTCGTCCGCGTGGTTACCCGCCGCGCGGATGAGGTCACCAGCTTCGGCGACGCCCGGCTCTGGTCCGAGACCACGCGCGTCGATCTGCGCGTGGCCGAGGTGCCAGCCCCGCGCCCGGGCGACCGGGTTGAGATCGGCGGCGAGGCGTTTCTCATTCAGGGCGAGCCAGTGCGCGACCGCGAACGGCTCATCTGGACCGTTCATCTGAGGCCAGCATGAGATTGCAACTCGACATCACGCCGGACCTCGTCGCCATGATGGCCGCCGAGATCAAGGCGGGCGAGCGGGCCGTGAGCCAGGCTGTCAGCGAGGCCGGCAACAGCGTGAAATCCTCCTGGCGCGCGCAGATCACCGGCGCAGGCCTCGGCCAGCGCCTGGCCAACACCATCCGATCGGAGCAGTTTCCGAAAGGCCGCCCCAGCCTCAGCGCGGCCGCATTCGTCTGGTCGAAGGCCCCGGTCATCATCGGTGCCCATGAGACCGGCCCCCTGATCCGGTCGCGCAACGGGTTCAGGTTGGCGATCCCCACGCCCGCCGCGGGGAAATCCTCGCGCGGTGGGCGCATCACGCCGGGCGAATGGGAGCGCCGCTCGGGCTTGCGCCTGCGCTTCGTCTATCGGCGAAACGGTCCGAGCCTGCTGGTCGCCGAAGGGCGGCTGAATGCGCGCGGGCGGGCTGTGGCGAGCAGATCGAGGACGGGCCGCGGGGTGACCACTGTGCCGATCTTCCTGCTCGTGCCGCAGGTGCAGCTCCGCAAGCGGCTCGACCTCGCCCGCGATGCCGCAAAGGCGCAGGAGGCGATCCCAGGCGCGATTGTCGCGAACTGGGTCGAAGGAAAGATCGGATGACACCCCGCGAAACCATCCTCGCCGCCCTGGCGGACCTGTTGCGCACGGTGCCGCATGCACCGGTGCTGCGCGGCGAGGTGCTGCCCGAGCGCGTGCCTGCCGTCGGCGTGATGATCCTGCGCGACGGCGATCCCGGTGAGCCCGGCGTGACGCTGTCACCCCTGCGCTACCACTATCAGCACCGCGCCGAGATCGAGGCGGTGGTGCAGGGCAATGATCGCGACACGACCTTCGCCGCGCTCTGCGCCAGCATTGGCGCCGTGATTGCAGGTGATCGGACACTGGGTGGGCGGTGCGACTGGGTCGAGGCGGAAGCCCCGCGCCCGGTGGACCTGCCTGTTGACGGTGCGGCCAGCCTCAAGGCGGCCGTGATCCCGGTGATCCTGCACTACACTACGGCCGACCCGCTGGCCTGACCCCCAACACCACAGGAGACGAGACGATGGCACGAGCCCATGGGGCGCGGGCGCAGATGGCGCTGGCGTTCGATACGACCTATGGCACGCCGCCCGCCAGCGGCTACACGCGGATGCCGTTTGCCAGCACGACGCTGGGGGCCGAGCAGCCGCTCCTGAACTCCGAGCTTCTGGGCTACGGCCGCGATCCGCTGGCGCCGATCAAGGATGCGCTGACCGCGGATGGCGACGTGGTCGTCCCGATCGACGCCAATGCCTTCGGCTTCTGGCTGAAGGGGGCGTTCGGGGCGCCGACGACCACCGGCACCGCGCCCGGCCCCTTCACGCACGAGTTCCGTTCGGGCGGCTGGGTGCTGCCCTCGATGGCCATCGAGGTCGCCATGCCCGAGGTGCCGCGCTTTGCCATGTACGCAGGCTGTGTGGTCGATCAGCTCTCGTTCCAGATGCAGCGCGCGGGGCTCTTGACCGCCACCGCGCGGCTGGTCGCGCAGGGTGAGGCGCTTGCTGCGACCACCGCCGCGGGCACACCGGCCGCGCTCGACCTGCTGCGCTTCGGCCATTTCAACGGCACGGTCACGCGCAACGGCGCGGCGCTGGGGAACCTCGTCACCGCCGAGGTCACCTATGCCAACAACCTCGACCGCATCGAGACCATCCGCGCCGACGGACGGATCGACGGCGCCGACCCCGGCATGGCGGCGCTCACGGGCCGGATGGAGGTGCGCTTCGCCGATCAGGTGCTGGCGAACCAGGCCATCGCCGGGGATCCGTGCGAGATCGAGCTCGGCTGGTCGCTGCCCTCGGGCGAGAGCCTGACCTTCACCATCCACGCCGTCTACCTGCCGCGCCCGCGCGTCGAGGTGCCGGGGCCGCAAGGCATCCAGGCCAGTTTCGACTGGCAGGCGGCGGTCGATCCAGTGCTGGGGCAGATGTGCACGGTGACGCTGGTGAACGAGAGGGAGACGTACTGATGCTCACGCTCGACCTGACGAACGCGCCGCGCTGGCTCGATCTGCTGCCCGGCGTGCGGCTGAGGCTGCGCCCGCTGACCACCGCGCTGATGGTGTCCGCGCGCGCCGATCCGGCGGTCGAGACCCTGCCGCCCGAGGCCACGACCGAGGAACTGGCGCTCGCCATGGCCAAGGCCGTGGCCCGACGCGCGGTGCTGGACTGGGAAGGCGTCGGCGATGCCGAGGGCAACCCTGTCGGTGTCAGCCCCGAGGGCATCGACGCGCTCCTCGAAATCTGGCCCGCCTTCGAGGCGTTCCAGGCGGCCTATGTCGCGAAGGGCCTGCTGCTGGAACAGGAAAAAAACGCCTCCGCGCTCTCGCCGACTGGTCCTACGGCGGGGGCGAAGGCTACTGCGCGGCGTGCCCGCAAGGCTGCCCGGACTGCCCCGCAAGGCTGAACCAGCCGCTGAGCTGGGAAGGCATCCAGGTCTGGGACCTCGCACAACGCCTCGGCGGCCAGCTGCGCATCCTCCCCGGCGCGGTGATCGGCTGGGACATGGGTGCGGCACTCGCGCTGGGCCGCGCGCTGGGCGTCCCGCCTTTGGCCATGGCCGAGTTCCTGCCGCCCATCGAGGCGGTGATGGTGCGCCGCCTGAATGAAACCCTCGCCGCCGAGCGCGGCTGACCCCTCCAAGAGGTTCCAATGACGGAGAAACGCGTATCCGTCCGCCTTGCGGCGGTGGGCGGTCGGCAGGTGCGTGCCGAACTGGAGGGTGTCGGCGAGGCCGGGGCGCGCGGCTTCGGACGGCTGTCGCGAGAGATGGAGCTTGCCAACACCCGGCTTGCCGCCTTCGCGCGGCGCGCGCGGATCGCGGCGGCGGCAGCAGCCGGGGCGCTGGCGGCGGCGGCCACGGCGATGATCCGCTCGGGGCTGTCCGTCGTGGATGCGCAGGCGAAGCTTGCGGCCTCGCTGGATACCACAGTCGAGAGCATTCAGGTGCTGGAGCGCGCGGGCGATCTGGCGGGCGTGTCGATGGGCCAGGTCGAGCAGGCGGCGATGCAGCTGACGCGGCGGCTGAGCCAGGCCGCCGCCGGGGCCGGACCCGCGACGGAAGCCCTGCGCCGCCTGCGGCTGTCGGCGGGAGAGCTGCAGGCCCTGCCGCTCGACCAGCGGATCGCGCTGATCCAGGATCGGCTCGCGGATCTCGTGCCCGAGGCCGAGCGCGCATCGGTCGCCTCGCAGCTCTTCGGCGACCGGGCGGCGCTGGTCTTCACCCGGATCGACACGGCCACGCTGCGGCAGGCCACGCAGGATGTGCGGGATTTCGGGGTGGTGGTCTCCGATCAGGACGCGCGCCAGATCGAGCGGACCAATGATGCCATCTCGCGGCTGGGTCTGATCTGGCGCGGGCTTTCGAACCAGCTCGCCGTCGCCGCTGCGCCCGCGCTGGAGGCCGTGGCCGATGCCATGGCGGCGGTGGCGCGCACCACCGGTCCGCTCGGCATCGCGATCCGGACCGTGTTCGACAACCTCGGGCGTCTCACCTCCTATGCCGCCACCTTCGCCGCCCTGATGGCCGGGCGCTGGGTTGCCGGGCTGGCGGCGGCGGCGCTGTCGGTCCGGGGGCTGGCCACGGCGCTGGTGGTCCTGCGCGGGGCGCTGATCCGCACCGGCATCGGCGCGCTGATCGTCGGCGCAGGCGAGCTGGTCTACCAGTTCTCTCGCCTCGTCACGGGTGCCGGGGGCTTCGGGAACGCACTGGAGCTGATGGGCAACGTGGCCCGCGCGGTCTGGGACGGCATCAAGACCACGATGGGCTCGCTGGTCGACGACTTCCGGGCCCTGCGCGTGGATATCGAGAGCATCTGGACGCGGCTCATGGCCTTCCTCGCAGGCAAATGGGCCGATTTCCTCGGGATGATCGGGCCGACTTTCAACGCCGTGGCCGACCGGATCGGCGCGGATTTCCAGATCGACTGGTTCGGCGCGCAGTCCTGGGCCTCGATGCTGGATCATGCCGCGAGCAACGCGGGTACCATGGCCGAACGCTTCCGCCAGCGCGCGGCGGACACCCGCGCAGGCGCCTTCGATGGCGTCCGCGAGGCGGTCACCGCGCTCGTGGAGGCGGTGCGCGGGTCGGGCGCGGAAACCGAGGGTGCGCTCGATGCCGCCGCCGCCGGGGCCCGGCGCGTCGCGGAAGCGCTGGATGAGGCGGAAACCTCGGCCGGCCGCGCGGGCGCCGCCGGGCGCGAGGCCGGAACCCAGACCGCCACCGGTGCCGAGGAAGCCGTAACCGGCTGGCAGGCGGTCACCGCCGCGCTCGCCGACTATGCCGCAAGGGCGCGTGAGATCGGGGCCGATATTGGCCAGGCGCTGGTTGGGGCGTTCGGCGCGGCCGAGACCGCGGTCGCCGACTTCGTGCGCAAGGGCAAGCTCGACTTCCGCGATCTGGTGACCTCGATGATCGCCGATCTCGCCCGGCTCGCCGCGCGGCGCTTCATCCTGGGTCCGCTGGCGGGGCTGTTGTCGGGCGTCCTCGGCGGGGCCGGGGGCATGTTCGCCTCGGTCCTGCACGCAGGGGGCACGGTGGGCGCTCCCGGTCCCGGCCGGATGGTCCCGGCTCTGGCCTTCGCCGGCGCACCACGGATGCATTCCGGCGGCTGGGTCGGGCTGAAGCCGGACGAGGTGCCTGCCATCCTGCAGCGCGGCGAGCGCGTGCTCTCGCGCCGCGAGGCTGCGGGATACGGCGGGCGCGGCAGCGCGCCCTCCGTCAACGTCACCATCATGACCCGCGACGCGGACAGCTTCCGCCATTCGCGGACACAAGTCGCCGCCGACATCGCCCGCGCGGTGTCGATGGGCCGCCGCGGTCTCTGAGGATCCCGAGCATGTCCTTTCACGAGGTCCGGTTTCCGGACGCGATCAGCCGTGGCGCGCGCGGCGGGCCGGAACGGCGCACGCAGGTGGTGGAACTTGCGAGCGGCGACGAGGAGCGCAACGCGAGCTGGGCCAACTCGCGCCGCCGCTACGACGTCGCCTACGGCATCCGCCGCGCCGACGATCTCGCCGCCGTCGTAGCCTTCTTCGAGGCCCGCAACGGGCGCCTCCACGGCTTTCGCTTCAAGGACTGGGGCGATCACAAGTCATGCCTACCCTCGGGCACGCCCTCGCCGCTGGACCAGCCGCTCGGCACCGGCGACGGGGTGAGGACGGCGTTCCAGTTGGCAAAGCGCTACGCCTCCGGCCCGCAGTTCTGGACACGGGCGATCACCAAGCCCGTCGCGGGCACGGTGCGCGTCGCGCTGGGCGGGACCGAGCAGCTCTCGGGCTGGTCCGTCGACACGACCACCGGCCTCGTCACCTTCGGCTCGGCCCCCGGCGCAGGCGTCCCCGTCACCGCGGGCTTCGAGTTCGACACCGCCGTCCGCTTCGACACCGACACGCTCGACGTGACGCTCGACCTCGAGCGCCTCGGCTCGATCGCCTCCATTCCGCTTCTGGAGATCCGCAGATGAAGCAGCTCGCCCCCGCCCTGCAGGCGCATCTCAGTGAGGGCACCACGACGCTGGCCTGGTGCTGGCGCATCACACGCGCCGATGGCGTGGCCTTCGGCTTCACCGACCACGACCGGACGCTCAGCTTCGAGGGCACCGAGTTCGAGCCGGAAAGCGGCTTCACGGCCTCCGAGGTGCGGGCAGGATCGGACCTCTCGGTCGATGCGCAGGATGCCGAGGGGGTGCTCTCCTCGGACCGGATCACCGAGACCGACATCCTCGATGGCCGCTGGGACAATGCCGAGGTCGAGCTCTGGCGGGTGAACTGGGCCGATCCCGGCCAGCGCGTGCTGCTGCGCCGGGGGGCCATCGGCCAGGTGCGGCGCGGCCGGGTGGCCTTCGTGGCCGAGGTGCGCAGCCTTGCCCATGTGCTGGGCCAGACGGTCGGGCGGACGTTTCAGGCGGGCTGCGACGCCGCGCTGGGCGACAGCCGCTGCGGCGTGAACCTCGAGGTGGCGGCGTTCCGGGGCGCGGGCGCGGTCACCGACATCCTGCGCGACCGGGCGTTCACGGCCGCAGGGCTCGGCAGCTTCGCGGCGGGCTGGCTCAACCATGGCACGGTCGAGTGGATCTCCGGCGTCAATGCCGGGCGGCGGGCCGAGGTGCTGGCCCATGATCTGGTCGACGGGCTTGCGATCCTGACGTTGCTGGAGCCGCCTGTGCGTGCCATTGCCGAGGGCGACAACTTCATCGCCCGCGCGGGCTGCGACAAGCGGCTGGCCACCTGCAGCGCGAAGTTCGGGAATGTCGCGAACTTCCGGGGCTTCCCGCATATCCCGGGGCAGGACACCATTCTGCGCTACGCCTCGCGCGATGGCGGCCACGACGGGGCGGTGCTGTGAGGGCGTCCAACCCCGACAGGGTGATCACTGCCGCCCGTGCCTGGCTCGGCACGCCCTACCACGATCAGGCCAGCCTGAAGGGCGTCGGCTGCGACTGCCTCGGGCTTGCGCGCGGCGTCTGGCGCGAGGTGGTCGGCCCCGAGCCCTTTCCGATCCCGCCCTACAGCCGGGACTGGGGCGAGATCGGGCCGCGCGAGGCGCTGGCGGAAGGCGCGCGCGCCATGATGATCGAGTTGTCGCCCGCGGAGGCCGGTCCCGGCGCGCTGGTGCTGTTTCGCATGATGCCCCGCGCCAGTGCCAAGCATGTCGGCATTCTGACCAACTCCGCCACATTTCTCCATGCCTATGAGGGGCTCGGTGTGATCGAGGAACCGCTCACCCAAGTCTGGCGGCGGCGCATCGCCTTCGCATTCTTCTTCCCAATGGTCAGGGCCGGAAACTGAGAAGAGTTGACGGCAGATGTGCGCTGGAGAAAGCGGCTCTATTCCACGCCGATCAGTGACCAGATGAAGTTCACGCCACTCTTCCAACGCTCGACAAGCGGCGAAAGGTGAGGCTCGGCGATAAGCGGAACGATCACACCGAGAAGGAGGATCACGATGACGGGCGCGAAGAACCTGCTGAAGCGAGTGAGCTTCCGAAACTTGGCGGTCTCTGGGGAGTCCTTCACTTCGCAAAAGCTCGGCCTGTGGGGCTGAACAAAATGTCTTTTGAGGAAGCTTGTCTCGAGTTTCGCTCTTTCCCAGTCATGTTTCAGCAAGATCGAGACTCGGGAAACGAACTCATCAACCGCACAGTCGCATGTCTCGCCACCCTGCAGGATAGCGCAGTTGAGTATCGCGTTGTCGTTTGGATCTCTGGGATTGAGGCGGATAGCCAAGTGGTGTCGCAGCGCAGTCAAATCCCGCGATGCACCTTTTTCTACGGCTTGTATAACGTCGAGCGTGATCTTCCGGACCTCATCCCTCCAGTCCTTCCGCTCATCTACCACAGACTGGTTAAACAGGCTCCTGAGGGTCGTGAAATACGTGAGAATACCGCCAACAAAGGCTCCCAGGAGAACGTATGCTACCTCTGACACTTGACGGCCCTCTTCAGGATCGGAGTGGCCCACAGCTACTGGGGGCTCCCAAAGAGTAGCAGCGCACTTGCATGGGGGCTACAGCGTTAGAGCAGATCGTAGTTGGTGTCGCTTGGCCGGTAGACGGCCGCGCATCACCTACACTCGACACCGTTCGAGCCTGGACGGCTCCACTTAACCGCACCCTACCTTTAGATCACGGTCGAGTTGGCGCGAATGCTTCTTGGCGTGAGCTTTGCTCATAAATCTGGAGCTTCCATATGGCCACCCTCGTTCTCGGCGCGGCCGGCGCCGCCATTGGCGGTTCGATCGGCGGTGCTATTCTTGGCGTCAGTGCCGCCACCATCGGCGGCTTCATCGGCTCCAGCGTTGGCGCGGTCGTCGACAGCTGGATCGTCTCGTCTCTGGCTCCTGCGCAGCGCATCGAAGGTGCGCGGCTCGACACGCTACGCATCACCTCGTCCACCGAGGGCGCCGTCATCCCGCGCCTCTTTGGTCGCATGCGCATCGGCGGCAACATCGTCTGGGCCACCGATTTCCGCGAGGAGACCCGGACAACGACGCAGCGCGGTGGGGGCAAGGGCGGTGGCGGCGGCAAGGTCCGGACGACCGAGTATCTCTGCTATGCGTCCTTCGCCGTAGCGCTCTGCGAGGGCTCGATCACCGGCATCGGCCGCATCTGGGCAGACGGCAAGCCGCTCGACCTGACCGGCATCACCATGCGCTGGTATGCGGGCGACGAGGCGCAGGCCCCCGACCCGTTCATCGCGGCGAAGATGGGCGCGGCGAACACGCCCGCGTATCGCGGCACCGCCTATGTCGTGTTCGAGGAACTGCCGCTGGGGGATTTCGGGAACCGTATCCCGCAGCTGAGCTTCGAGGTGTTCCGCCCGCTTGCCGATCCCGACACCGCCGAGGGGCTGACGCGCGCTGTCACCATGATCCCCGCCTCGGGCGAGTTCACCTATGCGACGCAGGCGATCCGCAAGACCACGGGCGGGGCCTTCGGCGGCACGAGCGGCGGGACGACCACGGCCGAGAACCTGAATGCGCTGCCGGACACCGCCGACATCGTCGTCGCCCTCGACCGGCTGCAGGCCATGGCGCCTGCGGTCGAGAGCGTCAGCCTCGTCGTCGCCTGGTTCGGCACCGACCTGCGCGCGGGCAACTGCCAAGTCAAGCCGGGCGTCGAGGTGGCGGCCAAGGCAACGAGCCCCCGCGTCTGGTCGGTGAACGGCGTCGGCCGCACCGCCGCGCATCTGGTCAGTCGCGACAGCGAGGACCGGCCCGTCTATGGCGGTACGCCCGCCGACTTCGCTGTCGTCCAGGCGATCCAGGAGATGAAGGCCCGCGGGCTGCGCGTGACCTTCTACCCGTTCATCCTGATGGACGTGCCGCCTGCCAACACGCTGCCGAACCCCTACAGCGACAATGCCGCCGAGACCGGCCAGCCCGTGTTCCCCTGGCGCGGGCGGATCACCTGTTCTCCGGCTGCGGGGTTCGCGGGCAGCGTGGACAAGACCGCCACGGCGGCCACGCAGGTCGCGAGCTTCTTCGGCAGCGCAACCCCCGCGAACTTCTCTGTGTCGGGCCAGACCGTCAGCTGGACCGGCCCCGCAGGCGACTGGGGCCTGCGCCGGATGATCCTGCACTACGCCCATCTCTGCGCCGCTGCCGGGGGCGTCGATGCCTTCCTGATCGGCTCCGAGATGCGCGGGCTGACCACCATCCGCTCGGGCGCGTCCACCTATCCGGCCGTGCAGGCCTTCCGCGATCTCGCTGCGGCCGTGCGCAGCATCCTCGGCCCTGCAACGAAGATCAGCTACGCCGCCGACTGGTCGGAATACTTCGGCCACCAACCGGGCGACGGCAGCGGGGATGTCTTCTTCCACCTCGATCCGCTCTGGGCAGACACCAACACCGACTTCATCGGCATCGACAACTACATGCCGCTGTCGGATTGGCGGGACGGATTCGAGCACGCCGATGCCCTGCAAGGCTGGCCCGCGATCCATGACCGGGGCTACCTGCAGGCCAACATTGCAGGCGGCGAAGGCTTCGACTGGTTCTATGCCTCGGAGGCCGACCGCTCGGCACAGCTGCGCACGCTCATCACCGATGGCGCCGTCGGCAAACCATGGGTCTTCCGCTACAAGGATTTGCGCGCCTGGTGGTCGGAGCCCCACTTCAACCGCCCGGGCGGGGTGGAGAGCGCAACGCCCACCGCATGGGTGCCGCAATCGAAGCCCGTCTGGTTCACCGAACTCGGCTGCCCGGCCATCGACCGGGGCACCAACCAGCCCAACGTCTTCTTCGATCCGAAGTCGTCGGAGAGCTTCACCCCGTACTTCTCCCGCGGCTGGCGCGACGACGCGATCCAGCGCGCCTATCTCGAGGCGACCTGGCTCTGGTGGAACGATCCGGCGAACAACCCGCTGTCCTCCATCTACGGCGGCCGGATGGTGCACGTCCACGAATGCGCAGCCTGGACCTGGGACGCGCGGCCCTATCCGTTCTTCCCGGCGCTGACCGGCGTCTGGACGGACGGCCCCAACTGGCGGCTCGGCCACTGGCTGACCGGACGGCTGGGGGCGGTGTCGCTGGCGGCGCTCGTCCGGCACCTCTGCCTGCGCGCCGGGCTGCCCGCCCATCGCATCGACGTCTCCGGGCTCTGGGGCGCGGTCGAGGGCTATGTCATCGGGGCGCTGGAAAGCCCCCGCGCCTCGATCACCACGCTCGCGCGGCATTTCGGGTTCGATGCCGTGGAAACCGGCGGGGTGATCCGCTTCGTCATGCGCGGCCGCGCCGCCGTGGCCGAGATCGGTGCCGACGATCTCGTCGCCGCCCCCGATCCTCGCGCCGAGGGGCTGGAACTGACCCGGGCGCAGGAGACCGAACTGCCGCAGGCGCTCAAGTGGCAGCTGGCGCGGGCCGACGAGGATTATGACGCCGCACAGGTCGAGGCGCAGCGCATCACCGTCTCCGCGAGCCGCATCGCCTCGGAAGCCTTCCCGATGGCGGTCGCGCCCGAGGAGGCCGAACGCCGCTGCCGCCGCGCGCTGATGGAAGCCTGGATCGGCCGCGAGACCGCGAGCTTCCGCCTGCCACCCTCGCGCCTCGCGCTCGACCCCGCCGACGTGATCCGGCTCCTGCACGACGGGCGCAGCCTCGACTTCCGGCTCCTGTCCACCGCCGATGCCGAGGCGCGCGGGATCGACGCGATCCGCCAGGACCGCGCCGCCTACGAGCTGCCGCCCGGCGATCCGCGCCCCGCGACGCTCGCGCGCCCGCTGGTGCTGGCAGCACCCGAGGTCGCCTTCCTCGACCTTCCGCAGCTGACCGAGGACCAGCCAGCGCACCGGCCCTTACTCGCCGCCCATGCGCGGCCCTGGCCCGGCGAGCTTGCCGTCTTCCGGAGCCCCGGCAGCGACGGGTTCGAACTGCTGACCACCGTGCCGTCGCGGGCGCGGATGGGCGTGCTGGCCTTCGATCTCTGGCCCGGACCGATCTCGCGCTTCGATCTCGGCAATGCCCTGACGCTCGACCTCTTCACCGGCTCGCTCGAAAGCGTCACTGATCTGGCCCTGTTCGGCGGGGCCAATGCACTGGCCGTCGAGGCCAGCCCCGGGGTCTGGGAGATCGTCCAGGCGGGCACTGCGGAGCTGATTGCGCCGGGACGCTACCGGCTGACCCGCCTCCTGCGCGGCCAGCGCGGGACGGAGGGGGCAATGGGGAACCCGGCGCCGGCCGGAGCGCGGGTGGTGGTGCTCGACAGCACGCTCGCGCCGCTGCCCAGCGCGCTCGGTGACATCGGCCTGCCATGGAACTGGCGCGTGGGTCCGGCAACCCGGCCGCCCTCGGACGAGACCTATGTCGCGCAGGCCTTCACACCTGCGGGCATGGGCCTGCGCCCTTTCGCGCCGGTCCATGTCGCGCAGCCCTGGCGGCAGGCCCGCAGCCCCGGCGACCTCACCATCCGATGGACCCGGCGCTCCCGCGCGCTCGAGGCCGATGCCTGGGAACAGGTCGAGGTGCCGCTCGGGGAAGAGGTCGAGGGCTACGAGGTCGAGATCCGTGACGGCACGGCAGTGAAGCGGGTGCTGACCAGCAGCACCACGTCCGTTCTCTACAGCGCCGCCCAGCAGACGACCGACTGGGGCGCGCCGCTCGCGCCCGGCGACACGCTCGCCTTCCGCATCTTCCAGCTCTCCGCCCGCCTCGGGCGGGGCGCGCCCAGCAGCGTCACGCTGCAGTTCTGATCCGAACCGTCAGGAATCCTCATGTCCGACACCACCACCCATCTCGGCCTGCCGTATCTGATGGCCGCGCAGGCGCAGAAGCATGTCACCCACAACGAGGCGCTGCGCCTGCTCGACGCCATGGTGCAGCTCTCGGTTCTCGACCGCACGCGCACCACGCCCCCGGCCAGCCCCGCCGATGGCGACCGGCACCTTGTGGCCTCCGGCGCGACCGGCCTCTGGGCTGGCTGGGATCTGAACGTGGCCTTCTGGGTCGACGGCGTCTGGATCCGGCTCGTCCCGCGCCCCGGCTGGCTGGTCTGGGTCGCGGACGAGGGTGCCTTCCTCGTCTGGTCGGGCTCGAGCTGGGCCAGCGTCGGCGAGCCGCGCGATGTGCCCGACAGCGTCTTCAGCCTGGTCAACGACGCGGACCCGACGAAGAAGGCCGTGTTCTCGCTCGCCTCGATCTCCACTGGCCAGACCCGGACCTACACGCTGCCGAACACCTCCTCGGAACTCGCCATCCTCGCGGGCACCCAGACCTTCTCGGGCAACAAGACCTTCTCCGGCACGCTGACCGCCTCCGGTGGAACGGCGACCATCGGCACATCGACCGGCACCGCCACCTACGGCATTGGCACCGGGGCGACCACAAACGGCACCACCAAGACCGTGAACCTTGGCACCGGCGGAGGCTCGGGGTCGAACACGGTCGTCAACATCGGCTCGGCCGCCGCAGGCGCGGGCGGCACCACGGTGATCAACACGCCCACCGTCACCTTCGCCAACAGCGTCACGCAGGTCGGCATGCCCCAGGCGAACCTGACCGCGCAGACGCTGGGCCTCGGCTGGGCCACGGCCGACGCCTTCAACCGCTTCTCGATCAACACCCCCGCGATGCTGTTCAACCACGCCGGCAACGGCATCGAGGCGACCTTCAACAAGAACGCCCCCGGCGACGATGCCGCCTTCGCCTTCAAGACCGGGTTCTCGACGCGCGCCCTGATCGGGCTTCTGGGCAATGACGACTTCAGCTTCAAGGTCAGCCCGGACGGATCGGCCTACTACGACGCGCTGCGCATCGACCGCGCCAGCGGCCGGGTGGAACTGCCCGAACCCATGGTCCTGCCCGGCCGCGCGACGCCGCCCGATCCGCCACCCGCAGGCCGCATCCATCTCTACGCCCGCGACCGGGCGGGGTCGGCCTGGCTCGAGGTCATGCGCCCCTCGGGGCGGCTCTTTCCGCTGCAGCCCCACTTCGGGGTGAACCGGATCGCGTACTGGGCCCCGTCCTCCGGCACCACGATCAACGCGATCGGCATGCCGCGGACGGGCGTCGGCACCGCCTCCACGCCCGGCCTCGCCACGACCAACCTCTCGACATCGATGCGGCGCTGGCGGATGACCAGCGCGGCCACGGCGGACGCGGCGGCCGAGGAACGCTCGGCGGGCTGGGTCTGCTGGCGTGGCAATGCGGATGGCTTGGGCGGATTCACCTATGTGAACAGGCTCTCGCTCACCACGCTGCAGCCCACCGGCATGGGCTTCTTCGGGCTGATGGGCTCGACGGCGGCGCTGGCCACGACGCTCCTGCTGAGCGCCGTCGTCAACGCCATCGGCATCGGCTTCCAGCGCGGCACCCATGCCAACTGGCAGATCGTCCACAACTCCGGGTCCGGCGCACCCACGCTGATCAATCCGGGCGCCAGCTTCCCCGTCGATGCCCCCACAAACGTCCTGACGCTGTTCCTCTACGCCGCCCCCAACGCCGCCTCGGTCTGGGTCCGCGTCGTCGAGGAAGTGTCCGGCGCCATCGCCGAGGTCGAGATCACCGCGAACCTCCCCGCCGCCACCCAGCTCCTGAGCCCCCGCAACTACATGAACACCGGCAGCACCGCCGCTGCCGTCGCCTATGACTGCAGCGGCGTCTACGTGGAGACCGACTATTGAGAGGCCCGCCATGACCGACCGCACATCCCTCCTCGAAGAGGTCGCCCGGGCCTTTCGCGACCACGGGATCACCGCAGCCATCACCGCGCTGATCGGCGGCACGCTGGCGCTCCTCGCCGCCATCACCCGCCGGGCCTTCACCAATGACGCCATGCTCGCCCGGCTCGACCGTGAACTTGCGGCCGAGCGCGAGCGCGTCGAGCGCCGGCGCGCCGAGGACCGCAAGGCCGATGCCGACCGGCTGGAGCGCATCGAGGGCGACATTCGCGCCATGCGCAACCTGATGTTCGAAGCCTTCCAGCGCCGCCGCGACGACTGACGCCAACCCGGCGCCCAGCGCCCAGCGCCCCGCCCACTCGTCACTCCGGCCCCAAGACCCTGATCACCGCACCCGTCCCGCCGCTCCTGCAGCGGCGGGGTGCCCATTCCTGCATGTCCAACGCCCCAAGGAGGCCCCCATGCCCGACCCCGTCCGCACCTTCCGTCACTTCCGCGAGGTGCCCCTGCACCTCTGGCGCTGGCCGAACTTCTCCCCGGCCGAGATCGCCTGCCGCGGCTCCGGCCAGCTGAAGCTGCATCCCGCAGCGCTCGACAAGCTGCAGGCGCTGCGCGACCGCCTCGGCAAGCCGCTGATCGTGCGCTCCGCCTATCGGTCGCCCGAGCACAACCGCGCGGTGGGCGGTGCCCCGCGCTCAAAGCACATGGACGGCACGGCCTTCGACATCGCCATGTCGAACCACGACCCGGTGGCATTCGAGGCCGCGGCGCGGGAGGTGGGGTTTCTGGGCTTCGGCGCCTATCCCCGGTCGGGCTTCATGCATATCGACCTCGGCCCCGCCCGCTCCTGGGGCGATCCCTTCCCGCCGCGTCCCGTCCCCTTCGCCGCCGAGACCCCGCCCGCGCGCGAAACACTGGCCGCAAGCCGCACGCTGCGCGGCACCGGCGCGGCCGGGGTGGCGACGGTGGGGGCCGCCGGGGTCGATGTCGCCCAAGAGGTGCTGACGGAGGCACAGGGCGCGATCCTGCCGCTGGTCCCCTACCTCGACACCCTGCGCTGGCTGTTCATCGCACTCGCGCTGGGCGGGATCGCGGTGGCCGTCTGGGCGCGTCTTGATGACTGGAAACGAGGGCTGCGCTGATGTGGGCCAGCCTTGCGGTCGGGCTTCTCGCCCGGCCATGGGCGCGGCGAGTGGCTGCTCTCGCCCTCGTCGTGCTCACCATCGCCCTGTTCATCCTCAACCTTCGCCGCACGGCCGAGCGCGCAGGCCGCGCCGCCGAGCGGCTCGACCTGCTGGAGCAGACCCATGCCATCCACCGCCAGATGCTGGACGCCGCCGCGCGCCGCCCTCGCAGCCGCGACGATCTTCTTGACCGCCTGCGCGACGGCGGGTTCTGACGCCCCGCCCGGCGCCTGCCCACCCGTGGTCGCGTACAGTCAGGCCGAGCAGATGCACGTCGCCGAGGAAGTCGCCGCGCTGCCGGAAGGGGCGCTGATCGTGGGCTGGCTCGCCGATTACGCCGTCCTGCGCGACCAGGCGCGCGCCTGCCAGGCCCCGCGCGCCAGCCGCTGACTCTCGACTGGACTATGCGCGCGGGCCACGCCTGATGTCGTGGTGCCGCGTCAACGGAGCCGCACGGAATGATCCCGAAACACCCCGACATCACCGTCACGCTCACCGGCGAGGACGGCAACGCCTTCGCCATCCTCGGTCGCTGTCGCGCCGCCGCTCGCGATGCCGGGCTCTCCGACGAAGAGATCGCCGCCTTCATGGACGAGGCCATGGCGGGCGATTACGACCATCTCCTGCAGACCGCGATGCGCTGGTTCGAGATCAGGTGATCCGAGCCGATCCGCTTCAGGAAGAGGCGTCAGACTGCGTCCCGAAGACCGCCGCACACTCGGCCTGCCATGCCGCACGCTGCTGCTCCGGATCCTCCGGAAACCGGCCCAGCGCAACCGCGAGATCGAAGAAGCCCCGCCGGGGCATGTCACCCGCGCGGCTGATCACCAGCGCGGCGATCATCGGGCGGCCAGCGGCGACATCCTCGCGCATGGTCTGCTCGAGCGCGGCGGCGACGCGCTGGATCGTGCCGGGTGGTTGAAGGCTGAGCGCCGTGGCCACGTCCTGATAGGTCGTGAAGGGGTCAGCCGGGGTGCGGCGCGACAGCAGCGCCCGCGCTTCACCCGCCAGCGCGGTCATTCGCCCAGCCCCAGCCGTTCGCGCACATCCTCGAACCCCGGATCCTCGGCATAGACGCGCTCCAGCTCGCGCCGTCCCTGCGCCTTGCGGCCCACCTGATCGTAGAGCACCGCGCGCTCGTAGCGCAGCTGGCGCAGGAGGGTGTCCGCACGGTCCTTGCGGCGGCGAAGCGCGAGGGTGAACACGTCGATGGCGGCGTCAGCCAGCCCGAGCCGGGCGAGCGCGCGGCCCCGGTAGAGCAGGAGCGCCGTTTCCACCGGCGTCTCGTTCGCGATCCCGGCAGTCAGGGCGACGACCCGTTCCAGCTGCGCGCGGTCCGCGTCGCCCTCGAGGGTCAGTTCCGCGAAGGACAGCAGCACCACCGGATCACCCGGCTCGATCGCCAGCAGCCTCTCGACCTGGCGCATCGCCTCGGTGCGGTCCCCGGTGAGCTGCGCGATCTCCACCAGCGCAAGCAGCGTGCCGCGCTCGCGGGGGCGGGCACGGGCATCGACCTCGGGCGTTACCGGAAAGGTCACCTGTGCGGCGATCCCGTATTTCTCCAGCAGGCTCCCCAGCCGGTCGAGACCGCCCAGCGCGGCCTCCAGATGACGCCGCGCGGGCGCGAACTCCTCGCGCCGGAGCCGCAGCATGCCTGCCATCCAGGCGGCATCGGGCAGGCTGGCGGCCTTCTCGAGCTCGGCAAGCGCGGCCGCCTCATCGCCCGCATTCAGCGCCTTCAGCCCGTCGACCAGCGCGCGCTCATCCGCAGGCGTGAACAGCCGCTGGAAGAATCCGAGGTTCAGCCGGTCGCGCTGCGCGACACTCGGCGCATTGGCGGCTGACGGGCGGCGTGGCTCGTGGACGGTGTAGAAGAGGCCCGTCCCCGGCAGACCGGCCGTGACCCGGTTGCCGCGCGGGCTGACGGTATATTTCGCGCCGCGCGGGCCGAAGGCCAGCGACGCCGTCGATTTCGACAGGTTCAGCGTGACCCCAGGAGCAATCCGGATGCGGCGCCAGAAGCGGAAAGACATGGCTCAGCCCCCGCGGGCACCGGCGGCGATCCGGTCGAGCGTGTCCAGCGCGTCCTCGAGCGTCTTCACGGCACCGAACTTTTCCGTCTCGGTCATGTTCGGGTTGGACCGGATCGCCCCCGTGCCCTGCACCAGCGCCTCGCGCACAGCCGCACCGCGATCCGGCGTGCCCAGCACGATCTGACCCATCAGGATCTGGATCAGCATGTTCTGGGCCACCAGCTGCCCCGCGAAGACCTGCGTGTCGTTGCTCTTCATGATCGTCGTCGAATCCCTGCGGCCTGGCCGAGGCCTGCCATCTTCAGTTGCGTTCTCGATGCCTTATAGGCAGGGAAACGGACGAGGCCAAACCGGCAGGAGCCATCGCCTGTCATCATCCGGGATCCGTTTCGCCGATTTCCAGCTGCCGGTTTTCGGACAGAAGCCATTCCTCGATTGCCGCAGCAGTCTGCTCGACCGACTGCGGCTTTCGCAACGCGCATTCCCATATCGTTGCCACGCGCCACCCATCTGCCACCAGCGCATCGCATGTCGCACGATCACGCCTGACATTCGCGGCGAACTTCTCTGCCCAGAACTCGGGGCGGGTCGCGGGCGTGGTCGCATAGCGGCAGCCTTCGTGACGGTGCCAGAAGCAGCCATGCACGAAGATGACGGCCCGGTGCTTCGCGAGGATGATATCCGGCCGACCGGGGACACCCTTTCCATGCAGCCGATACCGGAAGCCGCGCGCGTGCAAGGCGCGCCTCAGCACCATTTCCGGCTTCGTGTCCTTGCCCCGGATCCCGGACATCATCCGCGAGCGGGTCTGCCTGTCGACGATATCTGCCATTTGCCTCCTGGCCTCTGCGTCCGGACCTGGTATACAGCCTGAAACCCGAATTCGAGAGGCCCCTGATTTGCCAGCCACTTTCGGCATCGTCGATCTGTTTGCTGGCCCGGGCGGGCTGGGCGAGGGATTTGCGTCCCTCGATGTCGGCGGCCACGCGCCGTTCCGGATCGGCATCTCGGTCGAGAAGGAGGCCTCGGCGCATCGCACGCTGAGCTTGCGCGCCTTCCTGCGGGCCCATCAGACGCATCATGGAGTGTTACCACAGGCCTTCATCGACTTCCACGCGGGGCTGATCCCGGAGCCCGACTGGAGCGAGGTGGATGCGGCGGCGTGGCAGCATGCGACGGCGGAAGCGCAATGCCTCGAACTCGGGACGGAACCGGCTGCCGCCGCCATTGATCATGCTATCGGTGCGCTGCGCCGGGAGTTCGACGACACCATCCTGATCGGTGGCCCTCCCTGCCAGGCTTATTCGCTTGTCGGGCGCGCGCGGGCGAAGGGGAAGGTCGGATACGTCCCCGAGGAGGACGAGAGGCACTACCTATTCCGCGAATACATCCGCGTGCTCGACCGCCTGCGCCCCGCCGCCTTCGTCATGGAGAACGTGAAGGGCATGCTGTCCTCGACGGTCGAGAGCCGCCTCGTCTTCGAGATGCTGATGGAAGACCTCGCCTCGCTCGGCACCGGGCGGGGACATCACTACGAGATGCGGGCGATCCGGGTGGCGGACGGCAGCGCCAGCCTGCAGGAGGCCGCGCAGCCTTCGGATTTCATCGTCCGCGCCGAGGCATGGGGAGTTCCGCAGCGGCGTCACCGCGTGATCATCGTTGGCATCCGTTCAGATCTGGCGGACAGGGCCACCGGCACGAGTGTACCGGTTCCCGGGGTGACACGGACTGTCGATGACGCCATCGGCATGATGCCGGACCTGCGCAGCGGCCTGAGCCGCGGTCGCGACGACCCGGCGAACTGGCGGCGAGAGGTCGTCGAGGCCGCCCGGTTGCTTGCAGGCATCCACCGGGGCAAGGAAGACGGGCCGCTGCGCGACGTCTTCTCCGCCGTTGCCAGGAGCCTGAAGAACGGGCTGCTGGCACCCCGCCTGTCGGCACGGCGCCCCGAGGGCTACGGGACGTCGAACGACGAACTCCTCGCCTGGCTGGAGCGCCCTGCGTTGCGCGGTTTCGCCCAGCACGAGACCCGCGGGCACATGCCCTCGGACCTCGGACGCTATCTGTTCGCTGCCGTCTTCGGCGCGGTGCGCGGTTACAGCCCGAAGGCTTCCGATTTCCCGCTGTCGCTCAGCCCCGACCATCGCAACTGGCACAGCGGCGTCTTCGACGACCGCTTCCGGGTCCAGGTCGCCGGGGAGCCATCGACCACGGTCACGAGCCACATCTCGAAGGACGGCCACTACTTCATCCACCCCGATCCCATGCAGTGCCGCAGCCTCACCGTGCGCGAGGCGGCGCGCCTGCAGACCTTCCCGGATGACTACCTGTTCCTCGGCAACCGGACGCAGCAGTACGTCCAGGTCGGCAACGCCGTGCCACCGTTCCTCGCAAGGCAGATCGCGCAAGTCGTGTTGAACGCCATCACCTGCGTCGACCCAAAGCGTCAGGGCATCGACCCGCGAGAGTTGCACGTGTTGTCCACCGACCCGAAGCGGCTTCGCAAGGATCTGCTCGACTGAGAAGTGAGATGGCCTGAAACCGCAGGGCCTCACCGACCAGTGGCCTCAACCTCCTGCTTGATGCGTGCGATGTCCTCGGCTGTACCAACGATTTCCAGCAGGACGTTCGCCCGGCTTGTCGCGACGTAGATCAGTTCGGGATCAGTCAGCCCATCGATGCCGACAAGAAACACGCATGGGCGTGACAGCCCCTTGAAGCGCCGGACTGTGTCAAGGACGATATGATCCGACCGGACATCATCGGAACGGCAGGTCGGCTTCCCGGCAATCTTGTCCGGCAGTGACATCGATGTACGGCCACCTCCCACGAGTATCGCTATCTGCCCCGGCAGGACCTGACCGGAGCCAAGAAGTTGCGCGACACGATCGCTCACGCGGGAAAGAGCCATTTCCCCATTGCGACAAACGAGGCTGCCTACCGGCTCCCCCTCCGGTCCTGCGGGTGTGCTACGGCGTCCCTCATACCACTTCGTCATCAGGGCATGAATTCGTCGCGTGTTCCGAAGATTGCGCGTCAGTGCAATCGACGATGCAGGAAGAGCATCTATGAACCCCCTCTCGGGCGAGAACAGGCGCTGGTTGTCGTCATAGAAGACATAGAAGCTCCCGCTTTCGGGGTCGCTGATCGCAAGGCGCAGGGAGTTCAACCATGAGTCTCGAAAGTCCTGCCCCTCATCGACGATGACGGTGTCGAAGGCCAGATCGGGATTGTTGCCGACTGCTTCGACAAGTGCTTCTGGCAGCAGGCGGTCGAAAAGGGACTGGTCACCCTCTGTGGGGACGTCGACTCCGGCCTTGTGCGCCAAGGTCCGGCACAACGCATGGAAACTGGCCACCACCAGGTTTTCATGACCCTGGCAGACGCTGCGCAGATGAGATGCCAGCGGAGCGTTGAAGCAGGTCAGGAGCGTCCGGCGGCCCTCGGCGGCCGATCTGATCGCCTTTTCGACAGCCAGTACTGTCTTTCCACTGCCGGCTCCTCCCGAGATCGCCATTTCCCTGTTGTCTTCAAGCGAGTCGAGGATCCAGGCCTGTTCAGCCGTCAGCCGCTCGATGGTTCTGGCGTCGTCGGCAAGGCTGATGCCGATATGTGCCTTCAGCTCGAAATGGCTTGCAAGAAGCTCTTCAAGCGCCCTGAGACCATCCAGACCGAGGGGGCTTTCGCGCAAGTCGCCACCGTCGGTCATCCGCCGGATAATCCAGCGATCGAGGGCGTCCATGTCGTCGCCGAATGCGATTATGTCGAGCGGCGCATCCGGCGCGAGGGCGCGTGCGGGTCTGACGCTCCCAGGAAGGATCGCACCATGGCGTGCCCGGATGAAACGGCCTCGGAGCATCTTGCCGGCATTCAGGCGCTTCAGGAAATGGTGCTTGCTGCTGCGCGCCTGAGACAGCGGGTTCTTGATCCTGAATCTGAACCCGTCACGATCCTCGCTGAGCCACTGGCCATCGTTCTCGCGGCAGCTCACCCTCCCGCCCTTGACCTCGAGGAACAGGAGGCCGTGTTCGGCGTGCGCGACAATGAAGTCCGCTTCTCCGTCGAACTCGGCGCCATCGGTATCCGCTTCATGCCAGGAGCGTGAATAGTAGCAGTTGAAGTCTCCGGGCAACTTGTCCCGCATCCGCTCGTAGACGCGGACCTCCGACGACAGTTTCGGGTTTTCCAGAACATGTCGCGGCAATTCCCGCGGGTACATGCGCGCCATGCTCAGGACCCTCCATCAAGCAGCTTGCGGAAGAACCCTAGCCCCGGCCTTTCGGGTGTGCCCACAAGCATGCCGCGATCGAGATGCCGGTTGAAATGCTCGCAAGAGGTTTCCGGAAGGAACGTGCAGCTGTGACAGGCCGCCGATCCGGATCCCTCGGAGAGTGAGAGGATGCCGCTGCTGCAGAGCGGATCGGAAGAGCACCACTCCAGATCCCGGAGTGCGGCGAGCAGGATTGGACCAATCTCGCTTGTGCGCCCCTTTCGCGACAATCCGCCGAGCGTTCCATCGGAATCCGGCGCGGAGGTGTACAGGAGGAATCCGCACATTCCGCCAGGGCCAAGCGAAACATAGAGCCTCTCACGGATGGAAGCGGTGGAATACCCGCTGTCGAGCGACAGCCGCTCCGAAAGAGCGTGGGCAGTTGTGTGAACCAGTAGAAACCTCGCCGAAATCAGCATCGGGAACGGACGATCACTGCCGTTATGGTCCTGCCATGCACGCTCGGCAGCCTGATGGGCCTTTGCCGCTCTGTCGGCGACATCGGGCTCGTTCTCCCATGACGACACGGCACTTTCGTCGAAGTTGATGAAGATGCCTTCTCCCCGGACCTCGATTGCCGGGAGCCAGTTCAGCCTCCTCTCGGACAGCGGCGCCACGAAGGCGCTGTTGTCGGCTGCCTCCACCGGGCTGAGCCGCGTGAATGCCCTCAGAGCTCGGACTTCGCGCAGCCTCTCGACCGATACAACACGGTCCAGTACGCCTTGCAGGTCACGGGGGATCTGCTGAGGCGAGATCTGGAACTCGGGGAACTCCTCCCCATCCGGGCCACCCGAGTAGAGCATCAGGTGCTCGTTGGGACGCAAGTCGCCGGTCTTGTTGTCAAGGATCGTCAGCAGGGTCTGGATCCGTGCGGTCAGGTCTTCCGGCCTGGTGTCCGGTTCTGGCCACAAGGGATGGATCCTCTTCCGGACGAAGGCAGGAAGCTGCGACCTGTCGTCGAGGGCAATGATGTCGGGCCAGAAATCCTCCAGCATGTCCCGGAAGGAACCACCAAACGGCGGCACGTCGAGCGCCGATTCAATCACAGGGAAATAAGCGTTCGATGCACCACGCTGAATGGCAACAGGCTGATGGCTGCAGGTTTCTGGCGGCATCTTCAGCCAAGGTGACCGTCCATCGCAAGAGATCTTGCCCAGCGCGCCAGGCGACAGGGCGCCGTCAAGGTCACGCTCCGCCTTGCATTCCGTGCAGTGGACCTTGAGCCCCTTCAATCCCGCCCCTTCCCCGATGAGCTTGAGCGGCTTCTTTCGGGAACAGGACTCGGCGTGCTTCGGCCACGACATCCAGGGAAAGTCCTGAAGATGCCCCGCAGGGCATGTCACGATGAAGCGGACCGGTATCGCATGGACCTTCCTGACACGCTTGCCGCGCCCGGAACTGCAGGAGGGGCACCACAGTTCGGGTTTGCCGATCTCGGAACTCCAGAACCGGCTTCGTTGCAGGAGGTTGCACTTTGGGCAGACATGCCAGTCTGGAAACCGATAGGCCGGCAAGAGGCGTGGTCGCTTCTCCCTGCCGACTTTCTCGTCTCCGACGGGAGGAAGCCTGAACCCATTCACCTGCAGCCTCGCCTGAAGTGGCTCGTGATGAATGCGTTGATCGTTCAGAAGACCCTTCTTGATGGCCAGCTGGTCCCACGCCTCCAGGCCAGCCGCCACAACAGAGACAGGCGCGCCGTTCTCGCCTCTGAAGTCGATGATCGCGCCGGGGCCATTGCCTGTCAGAACTTGACTCCGGCGAATCTTGCCGATCGGTTTCATGGTCTGGTCCCCCTGTCCGATCCGCCTTCAAGCAGAACATACGATGCAGATGCCTCGACGGAACGCAGCGAATTAGGGGTCGGCTTCTGCCCGGCAAAGCGTGCCCTGTTCCCACGCTCGGCGGCAGCTTCTGCCGAAGTCAGGAGAGCTTCGCTGTAGTCTTGCCAATAGTCCGTCAGGCCCTGTCGATCGAACCAGTCGTCCAGGAAAGAGTTGAGCTGTGCGCGTGCTGCATCTGCCTCAATCGGATCAATCCGCGCGATCCGGGCAATCACCTTG